ATTAGATAATTCAAAATTTAATTATATTAATAAAACTTTAATACCAATGATAACTGCTGATTTTAAAAGACCAACCAAAAATAAAAGTGGTTATCAATCACCATCACCAGCAGCGTTTGGTGCTGTCGAAATAGAAGAAGGTACATATGAAGACGATATTGATGATGAAATAGAAAATTTAATAGCTATGCAATCACGAGCTGAAGAAGAAGGTGATTATGCAGCTGCTGAAGCTATTGAACGCAAGATTGAAAGATTAAGAGGTTATTAATTAACTCATATAAATAAAAAAAGGGTACTCAAACGGGTACCTTTTTTATTTAAAGGATATTTATAATTAAACAAAGTTATAATGGAAAAAATTACAAAAACTGGTACAGAAGGTATCGAATTAATCAAAAAATTTGAAGGTTTCAGAGCAAAACCTTATAAGTGTCCAGCTGGGATTCCTACGATAGCATATGGCGCAACCTTTTACCCTAACGGTAAAAAAGTTACTATGACAGATAAAGCAATGACCGAAGCTGAAGGTGTTGAGTTATTGAAATCTATGTTAACAAAATTTGAGCAATATGTTGATTCATATTGTGTCGATACAATAACACAAAATCAATTCGATGCATTGGTTTCTTTTTGCTACAATTTAGGACCAGCAAACTTAAAATCATCAACATTATTGAAAAAAGTTAACGCAAATCCAAACGATGAAACTATTAGAGCTGAGTTCATGAAGTGGACAAAAGCTGGTGGTAGAACGCTTAAAGGTTTAGTTACTAGAAGAACAGCTGAAGCTGACCTATATTTCACTAAATAAATAATACAAATAAATTCTTTAAAACCCTGGCCACGGCTGGGGTTTTTCAGTTTTTTTTAATATTTATTATTAAAGTTACAAAATGGATAAACTTAACAAAATTTATATCGGAATTGGTTCTGCAATAATGGTGTTTTATATTTTAATGCATACTTTCATTATGCTAGATTTTATACCGCTATGCAAAGAAATTGCCATATTCAATGACGTATCAATAATTCTATTTAGCATACCAGCTATTCTTTTCGTAAGAGGGTTTATCAGAAAAGGAAAAGAATCAACAAAGTTAAATTACTACGCTAAAAAATTAAATGAAACTCTTATCCATCAATCACACAATCAATTATTTTATGAAGGTAATATTACTGATGGTTCTAAACTATTAACAAAAGAGGTGACAATATCAACTGATACTGATAGATGTTCAATATGGTTATACAACGAAGATAAATCATCAATTATTTGTAAACAATTATATGTTAAAGCTGAAGACAAATGGTATAGTGATATTGCGTTACACAAAAAAGATTACGAACCTTATTTTAATGCTCTTATAGTTGACCCTATTATAATAGCAAATGATGCGAGAACTCATCAGTCAACAAGATGTTTTACAGAATCATATTTAATTCCTTTGGGTATAAATTCTATGTTAGATGTTCCAATCTATTATAAAGGTAAAGTTATTGGTGTTATCTGTATTGAATCATTTGAAACTAAAGAATGGCACAAAGTAGAAGTTAATTTTGCTGAGATGTTATCATCTTTATTTGCATTTATGTATTCTGTTAAAGAAAACAAAATTGTTGAACAAAATATGATTGATTTTGAAGAATTCATAAATGAAACAGCGTTGGTTTCAAAAGCAGATAAAAATGGTAAAATAACATATGTTAATAAAAAGTTTATTGAAGTTTGTGGTTACAGTAAAAGAGAACTTTTAGGTAAAGACCATAACTTAGTTAATTCTGGCGTTCAATCAAAAGAATTTTGGGGTAAAATGTATAAGACTACTGTAAAGAATAAAAAGATTTGGCATGAATTAGTGGTCAATAAAAACAAAAGTGGAAAACTATATTATGTTGACACATATATCAAAGCTGATTTTAACCATGAAACTGGTGAACTAATGGGTTTTACATCGATTAGACAAGATGTTAGTGAATTGTTTGAATCGTTAAATGAATTAAACAAAAAGAATACTTATTTAGAGCATGCTGCAAAGATTCTAAGACACGATATGCATTCTGGTATAAATACATATATCCCTAGAGGTATTAGTTCGTTAGAGCGAAGATTAACACCAGAAATAGTAGAAGAAACTAAATTAGAAGCACCTTTAAGAATGTTGAAAGAAGGTTTAAAACATACACAAAAAGTTTACAAAGGTGTTTACGAATTCACAAATCTAGTTAAACAAGATGCAGTTTTATCAAAAGATTATCATAACCTTAAAGAGATATTATCTAATTTCTTAAAATCAACAGCATATTTTAGTCAAGTTAAAATTGATAATTTACCTAATCACGAGGTAAATGAATCTTTATTTTGTACAGCAATTGATAACTTGATTAGAAATGGTTTAAAATACAATGATTCAAATAATAAAATGATTAGTATCTACATGGAAGACGAAGAAACATTGGTCGTACAAGACAATGGTAGAGGTCTAACACAAGAACAATTCGAAGAATATTCAAAACCTTATACTCGTAACAAAAATCAAAAAGAACCAGGTACTGGTTTAGGGTTAAACATTTGTATTGCAATATTAAAAGAACATAAGTTCAAAATAAGTTGTGAAAAAAATGAGATAGGAACTAAAATGAAAATTAAAATTAAATAGTTATGATAGATTCAATATTATTAGTGGATGATGAAGATTTATTCCACTTAGTTTTTGAAGACGCTTGCAGTCTTCTAGATATTACACTTTCACTAAAAAGTGTTTCTTCAGCAGATGAAGCTGAAAAAATGTTTAAAAAGTGGTATGAAAATAATGCTACAGATGATAGACCAGAATGTGTTTTTGTTGACTTAAACATCATAGGGTCAAGTTTTGATGGGATTGAATTAGTTAGAAGAATTAATTTTGAATACGGTAACCACGTGGTTATAGGTATCATATCTTCTAGTGATGAAGCAGAAGAACAAGCAAAAGCAGTAAAGGCTGGAGCTCAATTTTGGATAGTTAAATCTGATGATATTGAACCTAGACTAGAAGAATTTAGAAAAGATTTTGAAAATTATAAAAACGGTAAAACGTCATTTAGAGTTTATAGATAATGGTGAATTTCGATAAAAAGACAATAGAACAACTTTTAAAACTATATGAATCTAGAAAAATAGGTTTAGAGGGAAATATTGCCAAAGTTATAGATACCGATGATGTAGAATTTAAAAAGTATTTAGAAACATGTATTGAAAATGATAATGAGAATCGAAGAAAAAGATTAAATATCACAAAACAAGTACAAGCACAAAATACTGAATTAACAAAAGCAAAAGAAGAAAACGAAAGAATTAATCAAGAATTAAAAATAGCGTTAGACCAAGCTGAAGAAGCGAAAAAATTAGCTGAAAATGATTTAGATTTACTTCAAAAAAGAACTCAATTTGAATTAATAGGGTTAATAGTCAAAATAGCTTTGTCGATAATTATTGGTGTTGGGTTAATAACAACAGCAATATATATTTACATTATAACAATTGGTGGTGATTCAACAATAATAGAATCATCATGGGCGAATATGTTTGGTATTTTATTAACAAACAGTTTTAGTATAATAGGAACAATAATGGGGGTTAAATATGCCTCAGATAAAATAGATAAAAAATAAATTTTATGAGTTACACAAGAGAACAAATTAAAGCTGCCGTAGAAGCAAAAGGTTACAAATGGTTTAGTGATGATGCTAACAAAACGTATGACGTAAACATCGTAGGTGTTAGAAACGCATCTACTGGTAAAAAAGTTACTAACACTTTTGACGATACGTTGACAATTTCATTTAAAGATGAAAAAGGTGAATGGCAATTTTATGCATGGGCTGCAACCACAGACCCAGGTAAAAAATCAATGTTAGAATGGAATAAAATGGGGGTAAAAGGTGGTTGTGCAAGATTAGTTGCAAACCAATATAGAGGTGTTTGGAAAATAGATAAACACCAAGGTAAATATGATGCATTGTGTCAAAGAAATGGTAATGTAAAAGTTTATCGTGATTCTGACTTTGATTTGGAATACGATGAAGATAAAATAACTGAAGGTATGTATGGTATAAACATACATAAAGCTGGACAAGATTCTACATGGGTTGAAAACTGGTCAGCTGGGTGTCAAGTTTTTAAAAGAGTAAAAGATTTTGATGTGTTTATGAGTATAGTTAAAAAAGCTTCTAAAATACATGGTAATTCATTCTCTTACACATTATTAAACTCTACAGACATAAAATAAACTTTATTTTTGGAGGATATGTGTTATATTCCTCAAAATAAAAATAATTATGGATAATAAATTTGATAAGACTAGTCTATTGGCATATCTTCATAATCAAATAAGCAAAGAAAGTATTGCTGTAATATACGCTTCTAATAATATTATATATGAAAAATGCGAGTTGTATAATGATTTTGTACAATCATTGTTATCACTTGTATTTGATACATATTTAGGTGATGATTTTATGAGTGTTGAGGACCAAATAAAACATTTTAGATGGTGCTGGAATAGTGTTGTCGATAATTTTAAAGAAGAAGGTATTTATATCAAAAACCCTAAATTATATAACTATTTTTTAGAGTTTATGTTGGAAGTTTTTTATATGTATGATGGAAAAGAACATCAAGAAAATTATAGTGATAATGGTATATTAAAAATATGGGAAAACATACTAACATATGATAAACCAAAAACACAAGCCGATATAGATACGTTAGTTGAAGTTTATAATATTTTTGAAAAATCATTGATAAATGAATAAAAAATAGGTTTTACTATTTATTTTTAGAAAAAATGCATTAGTTTTAAAATAAAAAACTATGAATACGGAAAGATTGTTTAATTTAGTCATGTCTGATATGGCTATGGACAAATTGAAATTGGAAGATGATTTAGAACGTATCATCAATAATAAAGATATGTCTATTGATGTTAAAATGTTGGAGACTAAATCTATATTATACAGAATTTCAACTACTGAAAATGCTATTGCTACGTTTAGCAATTTATTAAATAACAATAACAAAAACGAAAAAGAAAACTAAAAATGGAAAAATTTGAAGAATTAAAAACGTTGATTGCTTCTATTGAAGATGATGCAGTAAAATTTTACGAAAAAGGTAACAAAGCTGCTGGTGTAAGACTTAGAAAAGGATTACAAGAAATCAGAACTTTGTCTCAAACATTAAGACAAGATGTATCTGCAAAAAATAAAACAGCTAAAACAGCTTAATTAAAAACATAAAATTATGCTAATAGATATACTTAATAAAATATTGATAATGTTGTTTATAATGGCGTGTTTGAATGTTTTAAGACATGTCTTTTATTTTTCACAAGCCGTTCTTACCTCAACTGAAGAAGAACCTAAAAAATATAAAATAGAAAATGTTTCAGTGTATTTGTTGGGTATATCTATCGCATATATTTTATCAGCTATTATTACTGGCATAACAATTTAAAGAAATAACTACATGTCGAATATACAAAAAACATTAGACTCTTTACAACCATACGTTATTGGTATCCGTTACTTAGAGGGGACACCATTAGTTGATGCTGTTTTTAAAGAAGGTTGGATGGTGCCAGATGATACTAAAATTAAAAAGATTAAAGGTAATGACGAAATGAATTACTATATGCTTTTTAGTGAAGTTAGTGGCATTGGTTTAGATGAATTATTAGCTTACGTTAAAAAAACAATTGATATTAATGTTGAACGAGAAAAGAAACATGAATTGTTACGTGAAAAAGTTAACGAATTAAAAGAATTGTTTAAAAAACATAATTTAGATAAATTAAAAAGACTTAAATTTAGTTTTAGTGAAGAAGATTTAGTTCCTAAACTAAACGATTTTGATGTGGATGTTGATATAGATGAAACATATGAAGAAGAAATCATTGAAACACCACAAGATTTTTATCCAGAAAACGTTGGTGAACATCTTACATCTGGTGAAAAAGAATTTAATAGTTCTGGAAATCAAACCGAATCCAATCAACCAATTCCATCGTATTTAGATGAAAATGGAAATCCAATTGAATTGACTGAGGAAGAGTTAGAAATGATTGAAGAAGAAGAAAGAGCTAAAAGAAATATTGAAATGATGAAAGCTAAAAAACAAAACGATAAAGTTAAAAATCTTTCATCAAAAGTGGAATTACCACCAAGATAACCCGATTGTGATTAAAATTAAAAAAGCCCTCGTTAAAAGGGCTTTTTTTATTTTGTCTAATCTTGTTTGGCAAAAGCACGCTCAAACGCTTCTTGTACTGTGTGTGTTAACCATACACCAGCAGCGGAGATTAAACCATTAAAGAAAACAAGTAAATAAGGTGAATCAACACCTAAACTACCCATTGGTGTAAGTTTACCATATCCAAAGTATAACATAATACCAGATACAGCAAAACCCATCCAAGTACCTAGACACATAAAACATGTGAATAGTTTGTGGATACTATAACCGCTAGTACCCATTCTAGCTAGAAAGTTTCTCCAACCTTCAAACACGGAACCGTAAATCATATTGTTACAAGCTCCGTAACAAATAAGAATAAAAATTAATGTAACCATAGTTTTTTTGTTTAAATATAGTGATTATACACTATATAGTCAATATTTATATTAAAAAGAATGTGAAAGAATTTATAAAACATAGATTAAGTGTTTTACTTATCGAAAGTAAAGATGATGGATATCAATACCAAGTAAGAGATATTGGCGGTTCTGATGTTTATTATAAAAAAAAGAAAAAAGATAAGTATTGGAAATTTATTGATGAAAAAGAATTTAATAAAAAAGCCAATAAAAGTAATACTATAAAATTTAAAAATGAAGACGCTGATTAAAACATTATTAAGAGAGGCCATAGAAGAAGATTTTATCAAAGTCATTAATGATGGTGAACCACCATATGATGATGATACACTAAATGAATATGGTGGTGAACAACAAGTTGCTGGAGTTCTTATTAAATGTCTAAAAACTAATCGTGTTTTCTTGCTTCATAGAAATGACCCTAATCCTAAATGGTCTCTTATGTCTGGTGGGATGGATGAAGGTGAGAAACCAGTTGATACTTTGATTAGAGAGATTGGTGAAGAATTAAGCTTAGATGCTGAAGATTTAATAAGTTTTGAATATGATAGAACTGAATACATACCAGAAAAAAATAGAGTCTTTCATTATTATAAAGGGTTTACAATGTCAGAATTTATACCTAAATTAGACCATGAGAATTTGGGTTATGGTTGGTTTTCTAGAAGTGATTTACCAAATCCATTGTATCAAGGTTTAAAAGAAAAAATAGCTAGGATATGAATGATAAAATGATAAACAGAGAGATTAAACAAATCGAAAATGAAATCATGGGTGATAAGTTTATGACTGAAATTAGAAAAAAGAAATTTATAGGTGATTTAAAAAACGGATTAGGCGAAGAAATAAAAAAGAAGCCTAACAAAATCAAAGTAATTAAAAACCCATGGTATAAAAAAGTTTCAAACTTTTTCAAAAAAATATTTAGAACATTATAATATGAGATATCAAGAATTAATCGAAACAATATCTGAAATTTACAACAACGAAAAAATTCAAAAGAAAGGATTAATTTTGCTGTATACTTTAGATGAAAAAACACATAGGAAAACAACAGAAGAATTTTTTTATAAAATAAATCCACCTAGTGAACCATGTGTTTATAGTGATGAATTTGAAGTAGAAATGGGTGGTATTCTAGTTAGATTTGTTAAAATAACTGAGGAATAATTTTGTTTTTTAGTTTAAACTTTGTACATTTGTAAAAAACAAAGTTATGGCTAAGAAATTATTAGAAGAATACGGTGAATATAAATATGTCGCTGGTTTAGATGAGGTAGGTAGAGGATGTGGTGCTGGACCAGTTGTTACGGCAGCTGTTATATTGCCAAAAGGTTTTAACTCACCACTCATCAGAGATTCAAAAAAACTATCCGAAAAACAAAGAAAAGAAGCGTATGAATTGATTGCAGCAAATGCTATATCAATTTCATGTCATGCTGGTTCGGTAAAAGAAATTGACGAAATCGGTATTAACCCATCAACATTTAACACTATGTATAAATGTTTGGATGATTTATCGATAAAACCAGAACACATATTAATTGATGGTACGGTATGGAATGTACGTGAACAAGATGCTGAAGTTACTTTAGTACCTAAAGGTGATGATACTTACACATGTATAGCAGCCGCTGCAATAGTGGCCAAAGTTAGACGTGATGAATATATGTGTAAATTACATGAGTTACACCCAGAATACAATTGGTGTAAAAACAAAGGTTATTTAACACCAGACCATATTGAAGCATTAAAAAAACATGGTGCTAACAAATACCATAGAAAACAATATGTAAGAAATTTTGTAAAAAATTTGGTAGATTAAAAAATAATACTTACATTTGTATAAAATAATAAAAATGGAAAGCGAAAAAAAATATATTTTGAAAAGTATTGGTTTTATTATACTAATGACGATTGGTTTATTTTTTATATTAACTTTATTTGCATCATGTGAAAAAGAACCAATAACACCTGGTAATTATGAACCTAATACACCTCCAAAAAAAGATACAACCACATGGGTTTGGCAATATACTAATAGTGGTACGTTACCTAATTGGGGCAATGCTAACCAAGCAAATGAATTAAATGGTACTAAATGGGTGTTAACAAAAGTTGTAACAGCATTTGCTACATCTTACCCTAATGATACTATTAGATTTGTGAGTAACACTAACTATACATTAAATAACGGTGCTGTTAGACCATATCAATTAAGTAGTAGTGTTGGTACTACAAATAAAACATTAGCGTTGTATTACTTTGCACCATTTGGTGGTAGTCATTATAGCGCACAAGTTGGATACTATTTTGTAAGTGATGGATATATGGCAAATACTGAATTTACCAACATACAAAACACTACAATGACAGTAAAAGCTTGGTTTACTAAAATTTAATTAACTGAAAACCAATAAAATAAAAAATAATTTAAAAAAAGTTTAAAAAAAAGTTGCAAAAACAAAAAATAGTTAGTACATTTGCAACACTTAATTATTAATCTTAAAAACTAAAATTTATGAGCACATTTTTAAAAGCAATGCAAACAGCAGATTCGTTAACTGAAAACGGTATGGCGACAAACTCATCATCTTTGAACCACTGTGTAGATTTATTCTTCCAAATCGGTGCGATGAGAGGACAAGACAAGCAAAGATTAATCAATGCTTTTACTAAAGCTTTTGCTGAGAACCCGTTACATGCGATGAAATTGTTATTTTGGGCTCGTGATATCAGAGGTGGAGCTGGAGAAAGACAAATCTTTAGAGATATTGTTGCGTATTTGGCTGAAAACCGTACTGAGACTTTAGGTAAAAACTTACATTTGTTCAACGAGTATGGTCGTTGGGATGATTTACTAACTCTTGTTGGTACACCATTGCAAACTAAAGCGTTGAACTTAATCTCTGATGCATTAGACAGAAAAGATGGTTTGGTAGCTAAATGGATGCCACGTCCAAACGTGTCTAACCGTGAGAAAAAAAGATGGGCAAATGTGTTGAGAAAACACTTGGGTCTTACACCAAAACAATACCGTAAGTTATTATCGGAAAACTCTAACACAGTTGAGCAATTAATGTGTGCTAGAGAATACTCTAAGATTGAGTACTCTAAATTGCCATCAAAAGCAATGAGTGACTACATGAAAGCGTTCTCTAAGAACGACTTAGAGAGATTCCAAGCTTACTTAGCTTCTCTTGAAAAAGGTGAAACTAAGATTAACGCTGGAGCGGTGTACCCATATGACATCGTAAAATCCTTGAAACAAGGTAACGCTAGAGGTGCTAACGAGCAATGGAAAGCATTACCAAACTACATGGCTACTAACGAAGAGTATGTATTACCAGTAGTTGACGTTTCTGGGTCAATGTCATGCCCAGCTGGTGGTAACCCTAACGTTACTTGTATGGATGTAGCAATCTCTTTGGGATTATACATCTCTGAAAGAAACGTTGGTCCTTTCCAAGATGCTTTTGTTACTTTCTCTGAAAGTCCAAAATTACAAATCTTGAAAGGTAACTTGAATGAGCGTTACAACCAACTCCAAAGAGCTGATTGGGATATGTCAACAAACTTGGAAGCTGTATTTAAGTTAATCCTTAAAAAAGCTACTGAGTCTAACGTTCCACAATCAGAGATGCCAACAATGATTTTAATCTTGTCGGACATGGAGTTCAATTCTGCTGTAAGAG